GTCTGCGGTAGCTTTCTTGTGACTCTTCAGGATGTCTTGATACGCTTGTATTGATTGCCATTTAGATTGAATTATACTTGTTGGTATGTAAAAATAATTTTCATGTGCTGTTGCTTCAGGCGCGAAATTAAAACGCTTTGTATATGATAGTATTTGGAATACTGGAACTGATTGCATAATTTCTACAACATCACCCTTTTCCATGTCAAAGGAGCAGTGCGGCCCAGGTTTAATAACTACAGCCCTAGGTATAATTTTTTCTTCGTCCTCTTTTTCGACAGTTTGTGTTTTTAGCTCAGAGGCTGTAGGCACTAGTTTAGTATCGGGAATAAATAAATTTGATTTAGTAGAAGTCCTGCCCCTAACTAAAAAACGTACGAGTACTCTGTCTCCGTAGTACTCCATATCCTCAATAAATGAAGGAACATCTAGAAGCTCTTTATACTGTTGTTCTTCTGATAATTCCTGGTTAAATGTTTTTTTACTCATCTTGTTTTTGTTTGAAAACCTATGTTTTTATGTTTTTCTTCTGCATTGCTTACTATTTTCGTAATTTCATCATAACTACCTTTTACTAAGTTCCAGCTATTATGCCTATCAAAGTACACTAGGCATCTATCAGTAACTACTTTACCTCTAGCCCCAACCACTTCTCTTACATCTGTTATATCAGCAGTATCACATGTCCACCGAATAACTGCATCTTTTTTTGTACAATACTCTACGACATTACCTTCCACTTCTTTTTCTTGGTAAATATCTTTGTAAATCTGGAATTCTAGCTTTTCCATTCAATTCTATAATTTTGTTACGAAGTTTCCATAGTTTAGATACCTTATTAGTTACCTGTTTTTTTGTTATTTCCCCTTTTCTATATGCTTGGATCCAGTATCTAATTGTCTGGTTAAGTATAGAGGGAAAAGTTTCAAAAGTACCTAGATTCCTTAAAAAAATAGAAGGGTATTCTGCCCTAATAACTATTTTCCTTAGTTGTCTAAACTGATAAGCTACTATATTTTTAACCTGCTCATCAGATAAGTTATAATCTTTTTTCAACTTATCAAAAATCTCCGAGACGTTCTCTGGTATAAAGGAATCTGATTCTGGAGGTTTCTTCATTTGATATTAATAATCTATATGGTCCAAAGTAATTTATATTTTTTGTTTCCTTTACTAGTTCTTTATATGTTTCCTTATCTACTTCTAACGCATAAGCTATAGTTGAGGTACCGATTAACTCTTCTTTTTCTAAGTCTTCTATAAACGTACTTAATGGTCCCATTATTCTATGTCAAATTCTATTGTTAATTTAAAATTTTTATTACTTTCTTCTATAATAGTATCAAAGTATGGTAGTATATAACGCACACCATCATCATCCTGCTTTAGAACTCCTTTCTTTTCTAGAGATCCTAGCAGCTGAGATAGATTCTGATCTGATATAATCCAGTTCTCGCGCTTTTCCATAGTCTTTTTTACTTCTCGCTTAGCTTGTGTATTAAATCTAAAATACTTATATTGTTTGCCTAATAATAAAAATTCCACAAATAGTAATATCTCTTTTTCAGTTAATTTATATTTTTTAGGCTGTATAGTATTCCACAAACTAAAGAATTTGTATAAGAAATCTCGTCTTGAAATTCCTTCGTACTTTTTTATCATTCTGTCTCACTACTTAAATGATCATACACTATTGCAGTTACTTTCTCATCTATATAATTAAATAAGTATGTAAAATGCTCATTACTTCCGCCATCTATAATTTCTACAGCGTAAAAGCCGAAGATGTAGAATATAAGGTGTAGTACCTCGTGATCTATTGTACCTTCTAGGCTATGTTCATATTCTTTTATATCGTCAAGATTGAAGTATATAAATAAGGACAAGTCTTCCTTATTTTCCATAAAGCCAGTTAGGGCCAGACAGCCCTCTTCTTTAAGATTTCTTTGACTTGGAGATAGCTCTTGGTCTATACTATCATCAAAGAAGATATTAATTTCTGCCTTATATACTGGTAATGTAAACTTATCTATCATATTTACTACATTCTTAAATATACTTTTCCCTTTCAGGTTGGTAACCTTTTGGCTCTTTAATTTAGAACTTCCAGGAAGACAGTGCTGTTATTTCTAACTACCCAAGGATAATAAACTCAGCGTTACTTCGCCAGACCATTATTATGTCTTATCTACCCTAATCTTCTTTTATATCTAAATCTGTTTCGCTACTATTGGGGACAACTCCATCACTATATTTAATATCTAGAATTTGACCTTTATCTGATATAGTAAAAGTAACTTTAATATCAGTACGCGTTTTTCTATCAAAGAAAATAGCCCTTAAATACTCCTCTAATATCTCTTCTGTCAATTCCATCTATCTGTGACTACAACCCAACTTCTGATCTCCTAATTACTTTCGCCTTCAGAGATGATCGGTATAAACCGGTAGCTGTTTTATTGCTTAAATATTGCTTTTAAATTCTCTAAATGCTTATTACTTAATTTTTCCTTAGGTTTTTCAGTTTCATTGTTATCTGTATTTCCCAAAGCACCATCTGAATAATCTGACCACACCATTCTAAAACTAGACATAGTAGAACCTGGTGATGTAGTCTCTTCATAGATAACAGATGGCTGATCATAGGGGTGAGGTGTACTAGTAATAGTAGTACCTCCGCTTGTAACAGTACTAATTGTAGTACTATTTAAGGCTGCTTGATCAATAGCAGACCATTCTTTTGTCTCTTCTTTTGTATATATTTTTTCTTCCATGCTACTATAACGGTGCAAATATACTAAAAGTTTCCATGTTTCTAAAATAGTTTAAGTTTTGTTCTTAAGTTTTTTTGTAAAATTGGCGTTTACAGGCTGTGAGGGCAGAAAAAAATTTTTTTTTATTTTTTTTAAATTTAGATATATATCGTAAGGAGTGTCCACCTAAGCAATTAACCCCTATTTGAAATTGCAAATTTGGGGTACCCAACTGGGTTTCTCAAATAGATATTATTTTCAAACATATAAACAAAATCAAAATGGATTATTTGACAAAATCATTCACAACAGAGTTAAATCTTAATGTAGCAATACCTGTATTGCCTAAATCATTGTATCAAGGTGAGGGAAAAGTTGAAGTAGATTGTATCTTAAAAGGTTATAAGTTAAGACCTACCTATGAAAATAGGACAAACCAATTAGCGATTGACATTTGTAACTACGATACAAAGCAGTTAGAGGCTAAACTCAATGAGCTAAAAGGTAATGCAAGTATTAAGAATTTAGTACGTGAACGTGCTGTTATTCAAATCGCAGGGGGTTCTATTGCTGAAGTTGCGCCAAGTCAATTTGCAGGTTTTGGAGTAGGAACAACTAACTTAAAAGTAACTATTGTTGAAGATAGTTTTCAGCAAGGTGAAAAGACAATCGAATTTGCACGTATAGACAGAGTGCAAAAGGCTGAGAAGTAACTACTAAAGGGGAGTAATCCCCTTTATTTTAACATTAAATAATCATTTATACGATCCTACGGGGGCACTTCAACTCTGAGATTATTGGTTTATTTCTTTTATTTAGTGTGTATTTATACGTTATTTATGTTGGATATTAGGGCTCTACAGCTCTTTTATCTTAACATTAGTAATGTGTGTAGTAATGTATGTATATTTTAGAGCAATCTCACACCCATATATACAATATTTTACACTACTCACAAATACTTTTGTCGATTTATATATACGATTTATACAAGCTTGCGTCTGCAAGCATCATATTCACTAAAATTAATACATTATGAAAATTAACGGAATTAACGCAAAAGAATCCAAATTCAAGCCTGTTACATTAGAAATAACCTTTGAAAGAGAAGAAGAATTAGTCGAATTCTACCTAAGAATGAGTCTTATTGGGGAAAGAATAAAAACTTTCTATGACAATTTAAGGGAAGAAGGAAAGTCAAAACCTATAATAGGTTTGCCTGAGAAGTTTAATAACTGTAAAGATATTAAAGCGTGGGCTATAAAAGAATATAGTGAACACTTAAAAAGATTAAATGAATCTCCAATAAGAGGAGAATAATAAAATATTCAAAGGGCAGCTAAGCCTTTTGATTTTAACACTAAAATTAATTAAAATGAAAGTAACTGTAATTTACTACGAATTGAGTTTTAACGGAGATAATCCTACCACTTTAAATGGTGAACGTGTAATTACTACAAAAGAGGTGGATCTACCACTAAGATTTGTGTATCGTGATTTTAAAGGTAAAGGAACTAAGAGGATATTATATTCTCAAGGTATAATGTGCGATGTTGAAGATATCATAGCAATTGAAAATGTATAAAGTACAAGCTAGAGGGTAATAACCCTTTTAGCTTAACATTAATTAAATATTACAACTATGCCAGCAATTACACATGAAAAAGGACCTTTTATGATAAACATAAGCACTCGCAGAGGGCCCATACTTTTATCTTTTGAAGTAATAGATCAATTAGACGGTTCTATGTACTTATTAAGATCCACAACACTGCTTATAATGGCAGTGAAATCATCAAAAGAAACTGATGGTGTGTGGCATACTTCTTGGAAAGTATTAAAGGTTATACCTATAAGTGCAGCTTTGTATGATTTTAATGATGATGACTGTTACGCACCATAATTAAATTTAGTAAGGTTTAGGCCTTACTATTTTAACATAAGTATTGTGAAGAAGAGAAAGAATAATCATGTTGGAGTTTGCTGTGATGGGCTAACTATTGCCCAAAGAAAGCGAAGGAAACTGTGAATTTTAGTATCTCCAGACAATTATCTTAATATTATAGAACCTGATAACTTCAGAGCAAAAGGAAGGAAACAGGTAAGCTGGTATTGCTCTACCAGTGGTGTATTGCTTAAAAAAAAATGGCTTTACACGCAGCTGATATATAAAATAATCAGATTATTGTAATTAAATTGGTTTTTTGCAAGAAACCTTTTTTAGTTTCAATTATCCAACGTACGCAGGAGAGCGTATACATATCATTAGCTGTTTTAAATAAAAAATCAAGTGCTAGGGTGGCCCAAGAGATGGTTGCCCTTGCATTTTAACATAAATCTTGTAAAATGAAGAATAAACCAAAATTATTTGATGATGTATCATAATAAGTATTTAAAGATATACATCTAAGAGGTTTAAATGATTAAATTAATTTTTTAACTGAAATGAAAAACTATATTTATTGTTTGAAATGGGCCCTCGAAGGTGTAATATAAAGGGTAGAAATACCCTTTTATTTTAACATAAATCAAAATTATAAATTATGGTAACATTTACAGTAGTAGTATTAGTTATTTTCTTAATAGGAATAACTCATTTACACAATTGGATAGTCAGAGTATTTGCTAAAGATACGGAAGACCCTAGAGGGTCTATAATTATAATTAGTATTCTTTGGCTATCTTTAGTAATTATAATAACTTATCATCTTATACTTTGGGGGTCTTTATTACTTAATTTAAAATAAATAATTATGCTAGACTGGTTATTTGGTCCAAAAAAATTGTATAAAATACATTTTTCACTTAAAAAAAAGAAATCCGGGCAAAAACTTAAGGGTTCTTGTTTCTGGAAAGGTAGCGGTATTAATCAAGATGATATTGAAAATTATGTAGAGGACGAAGCAGGTGAAACTATATGTAATTTTAAAATTACTAAAGTACAATTAATAAATAAACAGTAGAAATACTGTTTTATTTTAACATAGTGTATTATATGTTATTGATTTAGTGGGGTAGAGGGGCTTACGCCCTTCTATTTTAACATAAACCAAAATATAATAACTATGGGAAGGAAAAGAACACAATGTATGCTTAAAAATTGCAACAACTCATTAGGTGACTCAAGGCCAGATAAAAAGTTTTGCAGTACAAAATGCAGAAATGCACACTCCTCAGCTTTAAGAAGTAAAGATAAATTAAAGACTTTGAAAAAAGATCTTTATAATAATCTTGCAAAAAGAGATGAAACTACCTTAAGTAGAGAGGATAAGAGAATTAAAAATTTGCTGGTTCGGGTTTTATAGTAGGATATTAGGGTGTTTATACACCCTTTTATCTTAACATTAATTAATAATTAAAATATAAAGCTATGAAAAACTATTTATCACTTATCTTATGTCTATTTACAACAATAATGTTAATTGCTACATCTTGCGGTTCTAAATCTGGAAAACTACTTGATGACAAGTTCTCTTATATTGTTGAATACCCGGATGGTAAAAAAGATATAATTTACGAAGATTATCCTATTTTGTATCAAATAGATGATACAGTTTTTGTACATACTTCCCAATATTTGTATAAAGACAATAAAGATAATACAAAAAGTCACTTCTTTAAAAACATATCCTCTTCTTATTGGAAAGATACTATAATTTATACTTCTTTGGATGATAATGATGGAAGTTGTTTAGATGTTTACAAAAAAGCTGTGGTTTTGGGTTATGACGATATAAAATTTTGATTTATTAAGCAGGGTAATTCCTGCTTTTTTTCACATAACTAAATTAATAAATTAATGGAGAAATGCAAAATAATAATACCGTTTAGTATATGGGAAGAAGTGATAAAATTTAGACCTGAAAAAGCTTTAACTGATTATCCTAGAGATATAATAATGTTTTTAGCTTTTTTCCAAAAAAAACAAACTAATAATGTTAATTTGGAATTACTAGACAAAAATATAGCTTTATTACAAGAGGAAGGCGGATTAGATTGGGCAAAGATAGATATATATATTAGAGAATCTTTAATAAGAGAATTACCTTTTGATTTTTTAGCATATATATTAATTTATGACAAGTTTTGGATTTTCTTTGATTATATATCTATAGAAAGAGAACCTCCTGCTAAATTACAAAAAATTAAACCACTTTTTTAAAATGGAGACAAACAGGGAAAAACACCATATATATATTAACTCTTCAATAATAGAAGAAGTAAAAAAATTTAAACCTAAAGAATTATTATTTAATATGCCTTATAAAGGTTTATTATTCTTAGCTTATTTGCAAGTAGAAGTATCACAAGTTGAATTAAATTTAAATTTATTTGATAATATAATATCTGTAGATGCAGAAAATGGAGGGGTTAGTTGGTGTGATATTCATGAAATATATAATCTAGAAGATGATTTTATGTTTAATTTTTTAATAAAAAGTAAATATCAACTTATAGATAAAGAATTCAAATTTTTTAATCTGCAAACTGGAGAAGAACTATTTCCCCCTAAAACTAGATTAGAAAAAGCAATAACCCCTTTATTTTAAAACATTTTATGTGGATTATGAAAACGATAAGGGTTTTATAATGACAGAGGATTTTTAAATTTTAAATGAAACACCATGAAACAACCAATACATGAAGTAATGCTGCCAACAGAAGATGCAAGTAATATTGCTATTAATTTATCAGATGGTAAATTTATTTACACGCCTAAAACAGTAAAATATCCTTATCAAGATATAGTACAGAATCAACATATATACATCACAATTTCTCAAGATGTAGAACCTATTAAGGAAGGTGATTGGTGTATTGATGTTGTAAGTAATTATATTTATAAAGCTGGATTGGCACCAAAAATTAATGAGTGGGAAAATCAAAGAAAAATTATAGCAACTACTGACCCTAAACTAACTAAATGTAGTATGTGTGGGATGGAAGATGGCGAACATAAACTGAGCTGTAAAACACCTTCTTTAAGAACATGTATACCACAAGTTTCACAGACATTTTTAGAAGAGTTTGTTAAAAACCCTAATGGAAAGTGGGAAGTTGAATGTGGAAAATATTGTACTAACGGCTACAGGTATGGCAATGTAATTTTACGGATTTAAAACACGGAAATTAATTATGGATAAGATAGATAGATTGAAGCAATTACTTCTGACACACAGAACAGAAGATATAAGCAAATTAACATTTGAAGAGAGGATTGATTTTGACGATGCTTTTGCACAAGAGATAGTAAAATTATTTGCTATACCTGATGTTGTAGGGCGAAGCGAACAGTTGCACTTTTGTAAATACGTTAAAAGGTTTGGAGAAAGTTGTACATTAAACAACAATTGCAAATACCCTAATTGTGAATAGTGCAATTGCCTACAACGGCTTGTATATGAAGCGTGGCGTGAAAAAAGGTTTGTAGTAACGAGTGGAAATCTGAAACCTTGAAATACCCATTAAGCTCGACAGTAGCCACTCTTTAGCCATGCTTTATATAAAATCAATAACAAACTAAGTTCTACCTTTAACCGGGTATATAAGGCAATTTTGCCGCGGTAGAACTTGGTTTTATTTTGACATATTTTATTATTAAAAAAAAATTAATTTTATGAAAACATTTCTTTGGTTAATTTTAGCAACCATTCTATTTTCTTGCAATGCCTCAAATCAACAAGCAAATAACTACTGTTTAGTAGAAGATTTATGTTATGATGAACCTGCTACTTATTCTTCTGATCAGCCCAGAGAAACAAATTTAGTTATTTGTTTTGAGGATGGTAGAAAAGGTATTCTATATACAGATATATACTCATATAATTACACTTCCGGAGATATTATTTGTGTAGAAGAATACATAGATTATAGTCCTTCTCTTTCACAAAATAGTTTTATAAGTATTTCCGAAGATTTTTGTGATACTACTATTTCCTGGGGATTATATAGTTATAGTAAATTTAGTGTTGTTAGTGTTGAATAATTGTAAGTAAACCCTGTTAATTCAGGGTTTATTTTAACATAAAAATATAAACTATGATACCTTTTATAATTGGCAGTTACATTTTTTCTGTATCATTATTAAGTTTTTCCTTTATTTATAATAAGAGAAAAAAAGACTACTCACAAGCTGGTATTGATCTTAAATTGATAGTAGCATTAACAGTTTTAATATTTACAATTTTTATCATTCAAGTAATTTTACAATTATTCCAACGAATCTTTTAGAATTAAAAGTTAAATATATATCAAAAGCTATACAAAAAGATATTATTAATAATAAAGTATCTGAGTCTAAAAAATTTGCAAAATACCGAATAATACCTAAACATATAGCTTTGTTTAATACTAACCGTTGTGGTTTATTAAAATATATACTTAAAAGAGATGAAATATCTATAAAAATTAATATAATTTGGATAAATAATGAGAGTATATATCCTAAAGGAAGTATTGTAGAAGTTGTGCTACAAGTGCTCTATAAAATTAAAAAAATTTCATAAGTAGGGCCAAATTTAAGCTCTTCTTTTTTAACACAATTCAAAAACATTATGATTTTTAACTTAACACAAAAACAACGGGATTTTTTATCTGAATATTTTAGAGCTAAATTTGAAGATATCGATAAGAAATATTACTATTTATTTGATCCTCAGTATGCAGGAAAAATGCGTGGGCATATTATATTCTCTATTATAGATACAGAATTTAGGTTTTTCAAAAATAAGCCTCCTATAAAAAAAGAAGATAATCGTATGTTTGTTATTTACGCACATTATAAATTAATTCATACTGAAAATCAAACTGAATTAACTAAAGAAAATAAAATTATACTAGATAATCGAACATTCTCCGTAAAAAAACTAAAGTATGAAGATAACGGAAATAAACAATAAATATTATCATATAATTAAATCTCGTATATTAAATTATAATAAAAGTAACATTTATGCTTATGATACCAGATACACTTCTAGGGCTTTACTTGTAGATCCTAGTAATGTAAGTTTATTAGTTGGTAATATAATTTTTGGGCAAGATACTAATAATGGTAAACCCTACCTTGGAATGATATTCAAATGTAATAAAATAAAAGATTAATATGCTTTACTTTCGTAAAATGCGCATAATACGCAAATATTATCCTATATTACTAGAAGACGATTTAGAAAATATATCTATTTACGGGATTAAAAAAAATAAAACAGTAAAAGTTTTATCAACTCATCGAATAAATTTTTTAGTTAGATATAATAAAAAATGGGGAACATCTAATAAGTATATTATATTTAGGGTAAAATCCTTATAAATAAAAGGACTAACCCTTTTATTTTAACATGAATAAAAAAGAAGAATTTATCAAAAAAGCATTTAAGATAAAAGCTACTAAAAAGCATGAACTAAAAAAATTAGTTAAAAAGCTTTATAGAAAAGGCTGTAGATTTGGTTATATTTCTAACAAACCATCTATAAATAAATCTAATTTTTTATTTATAACTAAAAGAGGTTATATTTTTTATATACCCTCTAAAAGAATATTCAAAAAAATCAAAGCAAAAGAAAAGACATGGAAATCGTTGTAGAAATTATTATGGTTGCTATTATAATAGCTCTTATAGTATTTGTTGCCTGGGTAGTGCATTTTTTATTATTTAGTAAGAACCTAAAAGAATATTTAGAGGAATATTGTGTTTGTGGAGAAAAACTAGAAGAAGGAGAAGAATGTCAAAATAAGGAATGTATAAAAAAGAAGAAATAAATGGAACTACGAACCTATCTTAAATATATAGATAGAAAATTAGAAGGAAAATCAATAAACTATGCAAATAGATATTTATCATAAACACATAATGAATCGTTTAAATAGAAAAGCGATAATAATGTTTAGCCAGCATATTACTCCTACAGAGGTTTTATTAGTTGATTTAATGGGGGGGACTATTTCTGATTTCGGAGCAAATATACTGCGTTTTTATGTTATTTATAGAAATACAGATAAATCTACTAAATATAATAGTGGTTCTAGTACAACTTATAGTTATTATAGAGGGATATATAACATTCGTAAATTATGAATTTATCAAAATATTCAAAGTATTTAAATATTAAAAAAATAAAGTAATAAAGTAATATCGATAGTTTATACTAATTAATATACTAAATTGGCTAAAAAAATAGATAATGTAGTACGCCCCGACCACTACAAAACTAGTGGTAAAGAAGTTTATCAAATGATGATAGATGTCTGGGGAAAAGAGAAATTTATAGCTTTTTGTGAAATGAATGCTTTTAAATATAGAATGCGTATGGGTAAAAAAAATCCTATAGAAGAAGATTTAGCAAAAGCTGAATGGTATGAAAAAATAGCTATGGAAATGCTACAAGAATAATAATAAAGGGGCTATTTGCCCTTTTATCTTAACATAAAAAATATACTAAATGGAGAATAACACTATTTTATGGGTAGACGCTGAAAAAGATCCCATAGCAGAAGGCATGCGTTTACGTAATTGCCTCTGGTTAAAATCTTTTGAAGCATTACAGGATTGGGTACAAGAATATGATAAGCCCTTAGCTATCTTTATTGGTGATAATTTAATAAGAAAAAGTTATCAAGATTTAACAATAAAAGATAGTAAAGAAGTATTTAAACAAAGAGATAGCTTAACAGGCTTAAAGTGGGTCTTATTATTTTATAATAGTATTGGCCTATCTACGCCTTTATTGTTTTCAATTTCAGACAATAAAAAAAGAAGAAGAAATTTTAATAACCTTTTAAATAAAAAAAAATGCTAAACACTAAAGATTTTAAAGAGGAAGGTAAGTATACTATAAAAGTATTACAAGATATTGATGAATTCACAAAAGATGCTTTTGTTGTAAGAGCAGGAACACTAATTGACATTATTTTCCTAGGATTTGATCAAAATAACATTATATTTGTAGCTGAGAATGAAATTATAGCAGAAGTTACAGAGAATTCAGTATTATTAAAAGATGATACTGAAAAATTCACAGTAGGAGAAAATATTGGTGTAGAGATTGTTATTTGTGAATATCCTAAGAATCTATTTCAGTTGGTAAAATTATCTAAGCCTTTCACACTTAAACCTTTTTAATATGGCAGGAATTGGTACCACAAGTGATAGAGCTACATCAATAGTTGATTTATTAAAGTCTATAAAAAAACCTGATCTTAGTGATAAATCAAAATATGGTATTTTATTAGTAGATAACTTAGATGAATATGAGTATTCGATTAATTACGAAGAAACAGGTTCTTATATGATGTTAACGGATGTTTTAACACTTCCAGGATTAATTTTTAAATTTACTAATATTCGTTTTAGTGATTCAGTAATAGACGTAGGTACTTTAGGTACTTACAGATTTAGTAACTATAATTCTGAAAGTATTTCTAATACAATAAAAGTTAAGCTACAAATAAAAAACAGTACCACTTTACGAAATTTAATAGGTATTGATTATGATACACCATACGGTTATGAAAGAGAAAGTGAATATTTAACTTTTATTGCACCAGCTTCAAGAGTTTGTGTATTAACAAAAGAAGAAAGTCAAGTATTATCTACTAATAGAAAGATTCTATCAGAAGCGAGAAGAGAAGTAGATAAATTAGCGTTAAAAGATTTTAATATAGGAAAATAAAAAATAATAAAACCGGATGAAGGACCAAAAAAAAGAAGAGGGACAAAGCAAAAATCCACAGCTGCACCAAATAAGTCTAATAAGTGGCAAACAAAAAAAATCAATATCTCTACTGTTAGAAATATGGCCAAAAAGTTTTTTCGTAGAAAGACCTAAAGACTATATATGGTTATTAGATGCTGAAGATAAAAAAAAATTAGATGAAGAATTATCAGAATTAAGAAAATCTTCAAACAATTTTGATTTCAAAACTTTATTAAAAAACTAATTATTATGATACTAGACTATTTTATCAATGTATCCCTGGTTGTATTTTTTACGCTAAACATACTTAACTATGTAATGTATAGATTTTTTATGTTAAATTTACTTAATTATCTAGTACATAAATTTTTTAGGATAGAACTACCAATTTACTTATTTATATTAGCTATAATCTTAATGTTTGTACTAATAAGTAATCTTTGGATTTATGGTGTATTATATTTAATTATTATAATAACTAAAATAAGTTTATTATGGAATAGAGATCCAGAAAAAGATTTAAATACTATGAGAAATTTTGTGACAGAACTAAATAAAATAAAATCTGAAAATTCTGATGGTAATAATCCAGAAGCTAAAGAAAGCGCAAATGCTATACTACAATCAATGGAAAAACTAGAAACAATAAAAATTACGAAGATCACCAGATTTATATTATTTCTATTAGGTGTTTCAGGATATATAACTTACTTCCGTACTATTTTTTACTAATTTTATAACTTAAAAAACAAAAAAGATGTCTACGACAAAACTAACAACGAAGAAAAGAAGTACCTTTTCAAACCTTTCTCCAGCAGAAAACATGACAATTGCAAAATTCTTAAAGAATTGCGCATTTAACGACATCACATTCCCTACTGAGGATAATCAAGATGTTGAAGATCAAATCACTGCTCAGGACTTTTGTGCTATGACTCCTGTAAACAAGGCTGATGTCTTGGATTATTTAGAGTCTAAAGTTAAAAGCCGTAAAGAGGTTTTAGATGGTGCTGAGCAGCCTTTAGTTTTCAAAAATACGTATTACAAACTTACTTACGAGGATGCTGTACGTAATCTTGAAACTATCCAGAGGGTACTAAGAACTGATAGCTCTAATAACTTAGTAGCTTAGGTACTTATCCGGAATTATTAATATAGGGGGAACTTCCCCTTATATTTTTAACATAAAATATACATATGAACAAAGAAAATTATAATACTTCAATGATGATACTATTATCATTAACTTTAGCTTGGGTAACTATTGTAGTTATGATAGCTAATGATTTTGAATATAATAGGTTTAAAAAAGGTGTAGTATATTACCCGGATATAATTAGTTATGAGGTTTTTGAAGTAAATAATACTTTAAATGTTATACTACCTCCTTTATATATAATTACAGTTAAATAAACATTTTTTTTACACTCAAAATTTTAAAAATTATGCAAAAGTATGATGCTGAAAAATTAAATTTAGCAGCTTTGAAATGGATTATTGAAAATAAATCTAATTTATTAGAGAAACCTACAATAAAAAGTATGCAAAAAAAGATAAAAGAAAGTATACATGAATTAGAAGGAATTAGTAGAACACCTTCTGAAGAAAAAACCCTTAGTACACTATATCAAGTACAAGAATTAATTGATGAGAAAGTTACAAGACTATATGAAGAATTAAGTAAATACAAGGGTGATGAAGATTATAGTAAAAAAGAAGAAATGTTCACTCAGCTTTTAATGATTATAAGCTTTACTGTTTTAGGCTCTAAAGAACTTAAAATTATACCTAAAAATCCCTATTTATTGGCGGTGTATATAGAGCACATAATTGCTAAAGATAATAGTCAAACATCCTATTTTTTATCTATAATTTCTAAATATTCTGAAGATGAAGAAAAAAATGCATTATTAGAATCTCTAAAATTATTAGATTTACCAGAAGTAGAAAGTATCAAATATACTGAGTTTGATAGTATACAAGAAGCTATATCAAAAAGTACAGCCAATTTAGATTATGAGGCTGTTATGAAATATAAAAACGATTTATCATTAGAGATAGTTGAAAAAAGTGACAGATTTAAAGAAGCATTAAGCTTCCTTGGGTATGTTAAATTGGAACAAAGTGGAATTTTTTAATCTTAAAAAAAATTAAACATGGAAAATGTTGAAGAAAAAATTGTCTTAAGGGATGTTAAAAGTCATTGTTTTGATAAAAGCAAGAAAAAAGTCAAAGTAAGGTCTTTATTGCGTTTTAAAAATGTAAAGAAGACTGAAAAAGGTGTTGAAATGGACATAGCTTTTAGTTTAGCTAAAAGAAATTTCAATCATGAAAAAAGAGAAGACATTGAAAGAGTGTCTAATATTTTAGAAGAACGCATAAATAAACGTCCTATAGAATTACGTGTTAGTGGAGAAAATATAAGAAGTGCTGTAAATGTAGCAAAGAATGTTGTACATCGGTATATGGAAGAGGTATCATATAAAAGAACTCAAGATATTAAAAATGAAACACTAAAATATCATATACATGGAAATTCAAATAGAGTTTGATCATAATGATCCAAATTTATCAGGGGCATTAGGTATAATTAAAAAAGATTTCCAAATTAGCAATATAATAAATAATCTAAAATATAGAAAACAATGCAATAATGAAAATGTTCAACCGAATATTTTATTTGAAATACTTACTTTAACAGGTAAGGCTGAAACATTGCAAGAAACTATATACATGCTTACGCATTTAAATGATTATATAGAAGCTAGAGAAGTCTATGGTGAGCAAAAAGCTAGAAATCCTGTAAGTGATGCACTATATCACGCACTAAAGGTTAATTATGATATAAATTCATTTATAGCAACTTCTATTTCAGATAAAACTTACGCAGAATATTCAAAACACGAATCTTTTGGAAATAAAAATTCTGTACAAGTGCAGGATTCTGAAGTTCTTAAAGATTTAGTAAACATCTTTGGATTAAGTAAAGAAAAATCTAAAAAGATAATTCTTTTTCTAGAATCTATGAGACGTTCTACAAAAAAAGAATATGATAGTAGGTCAAAAGAAATAGAAGCAGTTATAGAATTTGTGGATAATTATCCTGAATTATATTTTGCTTTTGCTGTACTGGGTAGATTTATTGATAAACAAAAAAGATAAAATGCAAGAAATAAAAATTGATTTATACGAGGATGATATCCTCAAAGCTTTTGGTTTGGAAAATAAAGAATTTTTAGAATTCTTTGTTAACAAAATCATAAGAAAAACAGATACTGAAAAAGAAACTTTAAAAGAAGATTCTAAACTAGTACAAAATAACGTATTGATGCAAAAAATTATAGAAGCATCAGATTTACCTACTATAATAAAAGATTCTGCAGATCCTGAAGAGGTAAAAAAGTTAATCTTAACTTTTATGCTTGCAGGTGCATTATTAGACTCTAAAAGCTTGTTTATAGAAAAAGAACAAAGTGATATGGAAAATGCCGCAGATTCTCTCTCAAATCTTTTATAAAAAAAATCAAAAACATGAGTACAGAAAATTCTACAGCAGTAGAAAAAGTTGAAGATGCTAAAACAGCAGAAGCTACTACATCAGTAGCAAAAGTAAAGAGTGTTGTAAACCCTAAAACTATTAGAAAAGCTTTAGGTGATAAGTTTATTATGGCAAATAGTATTGCTGATATCTTATCTATTGGTTACAATATAAGCCATAATGTTATTTTGTGGGGCCCTGGTGGTCATGGGAAGTCAGAAATGACTGAATTATTCTTTAATACAATAGGTATTGAACCATTTGTTCAAGCTCTTGGAGAAGGATCTACAGAAGATTTGATTCTAGGCGGTTTAAATATGAAAGAATTCCAGGAAAGTGGAAAAATCTACTATAACGTAGAAAACTCTTTCATGAATCATGAATATGTTGTATTTGAAGAATTATTGGATTGTCCGGCTAATGTTCTTTTACGTTTAAAGGATATTTTAACTTCTGGAGTATTTCGTAATGGAAGCCAGCAATTCAATATTAAAACTAAATTTATTGTATGTCTTACTAACAGATCTCGTGAAGAAGTATCTGAAGATAGCAGTATACAAGCTTTAATGGAAAGATTCCCTATGGAATATGAAGTTAAGTGGAATGGTTATAACGAAGATGCTTATAATAGCCTATACAAGAAAGTATTTAATCTTGATCAAAATGAATTACTTAATTCCGGTTTAAATTTAGTTAGTATTGCGGCAGTAGCCTCAAATGCAACACTAAAGAAAACTATAAGTCCTAGGACTATGGTTTATGCTGGACAAATGTATCAACATACAGGTAATTTAGCTGATTTGAAATATTTTTCAGGTTTTTGCAATGCTGGTATAAAAGAAGCAGAAACTCAAATTAAGCATTTAGAAGATATCAGAGCTGATTATGAAATCATAAAAGAAAGTGAGAAAGTAGTAGATTATTATTCTTCTAAAGAAAATACTGCTAAATTCTTAAGCAAATCTAGTAAAGAACAAACTGCTATTCTTTTAGATTTTGAAAAGCAAATAAAAATCTTTACCCATGCAACTTGTACAGACCAGAATTCTGTTTACAAGAAAAAGGTAGTAGATAAAATGAATAATGTTTATAAAACACTAGAATCTTTACAGGAAAGATCTAATAAGATGTCTAATAAGACTAATGAATAATTTTTTTTAATTTAAATTCTTTTCATGTTTGGAACAAAAGAAAAAAAACCATTACCTTCTCCTTTTAAATTAGAGGATGTATTGTATAAGTTTGAGTATTATGGAGATGACATAGGTAATCTATTCACCAAAACAGAAGAGACGGTATACCCTTTAAAAATAGGGTATACTCTTTATTCTCTTAGATCTTTCTTTAATAAGATTACGGCACAAACGTATAATTATGATAGAGAGGTTAAGAATGGTAGTAAGATGTCTTATGACACTCACATAAAGAACTCTAGCGAGGTAACAAAAATTATAAATGCTATACCAATTAATCTTATTAACGAGGTATATAATATATTTACTCACGAATTATTTGATAAAAGACGTGAAGATGCTTTACACATAGATATGGAAAATCTTTCTCCGGAAGATAAGGAATTTATAAATTTCTTAATGACTGTGGATTACAATAAATTTCCAGGAACACCTCTGCATAAAGCAGTTATGGTTTCTTTTGTAATTACTAAAAACTCTATAGCATCCGGTAAAGGAGAAGAGGGGGAAGGCCAAGGCCAAGGTGCAGGCGGAGAAGATGGTGAAAATGGTGAAGAAGAAGGTGAAGGCGAAGGAAAATCTAAATCACCTTTAGAAGACTTGGGTTTATCCCATTCAAATGTACAGCAAATGGCTGAAGATGTAGAATTATTAGAAAAAATAAAACCTAATAGTTTTACAGATAAAACCTTGAGTATTAATCAAGATGTACCTGGAAGTTATTTAAATTCTCTTTTAGATAGAGAAACTAATGAAATATTAAATGTAGAAAATACTGTAGATTCTATAGAACAATGGAATATTAAAAATAAAAGGAAATTTACAGCAAATAATAAGTCTAAAAAGAAAAGACTTATGCAAATGTCAAATATTGAACAGATAAGTAAAGTCCCTCTAATTAGTCATACAGATCCTTTATTTCAATATAAATTAGTTACTAATCAATTGAAGTATAAAGATAGGTATGTTGTAGATGATGAGAAACAGTTATCTATTGTACTAATAGACGATTCTGGTTCTATGTCTAGCAGTAATAAACTCTTATGGAGAAATACAATTCTACATAACAGATTAAATTCTGTTGCAGAAGGAGAGTCTGATTTATTATTATATTACTATGAAGTAGATATTCATAGAGAATATGTAATAACTAAAGATTCTGCAACTAAACCAGAAGAATATTTTAATAAATTAAAAAAACATAGTCCTAGGGGTGGAGGTACAAACATCCAACACTCCCTAACACAGGCTATGGAAAAAGCAGAAAAATATCTTAAAAAGCACAAGAAGATTTCACATGATCTTCCTGTGAACATAATTATTGTTTGTGATGGCCAAGATACTTTTTATACTACAAAAGCTATAGAAACTCATAAAAAAGTCTGTAAAGAGACTAATATGAAATTTATAGTTAATGGTGTAATTATTGGCACTAAACATGATCAATTGAAAAAATTTTGCGAATATACTAAAGGAAAATTTATTTATAGATGAAAGAAATTAGCGAAAGAAATTTACATAGTTTAAGTAATACTATATTAGAAATTATAAATAATAAAGATGTTAATAATTCATCTGAATTTTTTAACCAATTAGTTGAAAAAATAGTTATGGAAGGTTCTGTTAAAGAAGCTTTACAAATTCTTGAGGACGAAACTATTCAAAATAAAAGGCTTAATAAAACTTTACTAAATATTGTTTTTTCGGATGTAGAATCTTTAGATGCTGCTCCGAAAGCACGGATAAGTAAAGAAATAGCAAAGTATAACAATAGCCAAGAAGTGATAGATATACTTTTAAGATTTTATGCTAATTACAAAGAGAAGAAAACTTCTTCAGTAATTCAGGAAATTAAAAGTGTATATACTCCTTCTATTGATTATCACCCTCATATTATACAAAAGTTAAAATCCAAAAATATTTTAGAAAATAATTTGGTAAATCCAAATATTTTAGATACCTTTGAGATTGGAGCTGTTGTATCTGCTTTAGGGAAAAAAAGAAATGATGGTCAAATAGGAGCTATAGAACTTATTATGGCAAGAGCATTAAATAAAATATTTAAAGATGCTATAAAACCAAAACTATTTGGACATTTTATGTATGATATACAAACCCAATTATATAGCTTAAATTTCAAAGTAAACGTTTTAGACGATTTTAAGCATACAAAACCTTATATTAGGTCAGAAGTAGGTACATTATACGGAGCAATAGGTATGGCTTTTCCGGCGGAAGATCCAGAAAAAGAAATAAGTAAAGATTTCTTATCGTTACATAAAATTATAAAAGATTATGTATGTTCTTAGAGACAAAAAAACAAATAAGCCACTATATTTATCCCATACCCAGGAGGGTTTAAAGTGGGCTACAGATAGCAGAGGTAAATTAATTTACTTTAACAAAGCTAAAATTTCAAAAGAGAAAGAAAAAATATCTTTTTCTGGGGATTTATCTATTAATCCTAACGTTTATATAAGTAAATATAAAAAACTTTCTCATAGAAAGGAATATCTTAATAGTATAGAAGATAAATTTTACAACATTGCCCAGAAACATTATGTCTAAAGGCCAAATAGTTGATTTATATATAGATCAAGAAAATGTAAAATGTGTAGGGAAGGGCCGTTTACTTGAATGTAAAGGCTCTAACCTGCCTTTTATACTAAAAGAGCCTATTATATATAACACAGAAAGTTGGTTAGTAGAAATAGTTGAAAGTGATGTTTATCCAAAAGGATTTAAAAAAATATTTAAAATAAGATATATACAATCATTAACTAAAGTTGCTAATGAAAATAAGAAAGAAGAAATATCAGAAATTGAAGATAATTTTAGTATAATGAAAATAGATACTTCTTTTTGGAATAAGAAAGTTGATGGTAGTGAACTATTAAATGACGCGTTTTGAGTAAAGAAGAGTTTTATTATGAAAGATATTTAGTTGAACAAGCGTATCTTACAAGCGAAAAAGATAATCAAGCAAGATTAGAATATTTAGAATTAAAAAAAATTGGTAAAAGTGGGGATATACGAGAAACCAAAATTAATATTCGCAAAAAATTGTCCACAAGTGGAATTTCAGACAAAATTCCTAACATTCCTAAACAGCTATGATATAACAATAGAAGAATATCTTTATTGTTACTATATATATCATAAATTACCTATAGGTGAATTGCCTGTAAGTGATATAGAAGTTGTTAGTAAAAAAGTAGAAGAAAGAGGACTAAGTAATTATTTAGATATTTTATTTAAAGATGAATTAGAGTGGGTAGAATTATGGCAAAAATTATGGCCAGAAGGTGTAAAACAAAATGGAGTGTATTTACGCTCTACTTTGCCAGCACTTAAAAAGAAATTTAAAAGTTTCTTAAAAAAGTATGATGTTTCAAAAGAAACAATAATACAAGCAACTAAATATTATTTAGAAGAGCAAAAAAAAGATGGATATAAATACACATCTTTAGCCCATAATTTTATAGAAAAAGACGGTATAAGTAATTTAGGTGCTTTATGTCAAAATCCAGAAATAGCAAATTATTCTAGTAACTGGGTAGATAGAGCATAATGTCAGATACTTTATATTCAAGGGTATTAAACCAAATAAAGGAAAATAAAGAAGCTAGGGATAGGGGTGAGATAGTAAATATACCATTACCTTTCCCTAGACTTTCTAAATATTTACCTGGTTTTCAAAAAGGAAGATACATAGGTGTAACTGCTAATCAAAAAGTAGGTAAAACTAAAATAACTGATTTTTTATTTTTATATAACACGTATAAGTTTTATTTAAAAAATAAAGATAAGATGTCTTTAAAAATATTTTATTTTTGTTTAGAAGAATCTAAAGAAAAAAAGATGTATGAAGTAATGTCTTATACTTTATTTGAAAAATTTGGTTTAAAGGTTTCTCCAGATGAGTTAGATTCACAGTTTAACGATAGACCATCTTTAAGCCAAGATATTATTGAGAAATTAGAAAGTCTTGGATCTTATTTTTCTGAATTCCAGGAAGTAATAGAGTTTATAGATGATATACGTAATCCTTTTGGCATATATTCTAGAGTTAGAGCTTATGCAGATCAAAATGGAACATATACCTATAAAACTATAGAAAAGAAAGAAGGCAATACAGTTAAGAAAGAACAAATAGAAGATTATTACACTCCTAATCATCCTAATGAATATGTATTTATAATTACAGACCATATAAGTTTGTTAACACCAGAAAAAAGTCAAGGATATGAAGTTAGAAAAGCTATGGAAGTTTTTTCTAGGAAATATTGTATGAAAATGAGGGATAGATGGAAGTATATTGTAGTTAATGTTCACCAACAAGCACAAGCAACTGAAGGTGTACAAAATAAAAAAGCTAACAAATTACAACCATCTGTAGATGGCTTAGGTGAAAATAAGACTTTAGGTAGGGATTATGATCTTTTATTAGGCCTATTTTCTCCCCATAGACACGAGATAACTACTTACGAGGGTTATCCTATCAATGAAGGGGGAAGAGGCTTTAGAGACAAATACAGGGAATTTTCAGTAATAGCTAATAGAAGGGGTCCGGCTATAAGCACAGACTTACTAATGTTAGCAGAAGTTAATGCTTTTAAGGAATTACCAGCAATAGGTACAAAAGAATTAACGAATTTATTACTTAAATATGGGGTATAACCTACTGATTTTAGGGCAACCGGGTAGAGGTAAAACTACTTCTATCAGAACTCTTCCGCCCGAAGAGACTTTTATTATTAATGTTGAAGGTAAACACCTTACTTGGCCAAAATGGAAGCAACAGTATACTAAACTTACTGCTGAAGGCGGTAATTTAGCTACTATACACAAGGCTTCAGATATTTTAAAAACTATAAAGCACATAAGCGATAATAGGCCAGAAATTAAAACTATTGTTATTGATGATTTTACATATGTCTTTGTAGAGCAATTTATGCTAAAGGCTTTAGAAAAAGGTTATGATAAATATAACGAAATTGGAAAAGATGCTTGGGAATTATTAAAAGTATACAAGCATGTTAGGGAAGATTTATGTATCGTTTACACTATGCATATAGAAGAATCTAATGATGTAGAAGGTGCTAAGACACTGAAAGCTAAAACACTGGGAAAGATGATTGATAATTATATTACAGTTGAAGGCTTATTTAGTGTAGTACTATATGCTGATATAGAAAAAGTAAAAAAAGATAATAAGATCAGCAATAATTATATATTTATGACTCAAAGTAATGGGTTAACTACTGCCAAATCACCTATGGGTATGTTTGAAAGTGATGTTATACCCAATGATTTAAATGAAGTCATTAAAGTAATGAAGGAATACAATGTTTAAAAAAAATAAATTTATTTAATTACATGTTTGGAACTAAAGATGTTGAAGAAAGTGCGTTTACTCCTAAATGGATTACGCCAGGTGTACATGAAGTGGTTATTGATTCTATCCAAGGTATAGAAGCTGATAAAGCTTATATTGAATTTAAGTTTAGACTTCCAGAAGGGGATAATAAGGATACAAGTTCTCAAAGACTATATATCCACACTCCTAAGTCGTTTAGACTTAATATGAGTAGAATTAAATATATCGCTAAGCATGTTGTAAAAGAGGTAGAAATTGATAGTTGTGAAAGTTCTTCTGTAATGGAGTATGGTGAGCAATTAGATTCATTAATGGGGGGTAAAACTCTTCGTATGAAATTTAATGGTGAGCAGTACGTAAAAGACGGAGAAGTCAAAACTAGAGCAGTTCTTCCATTAAATAACTTTTGTGAAGCTTTAGAAGCTACAGCAGAATATGCCGTAGTACCTAAAGAAGCTTCTACATTAGTTTATGATGTGAACAAAGACTTGAAAAAAGTTGCTGTTCCTGAAGGAATGCCTGTATCTCAAGAAAAGAGTGATGATTTGCCTTTTTAGTAATAAGTAGTTTATGTATTAAGAGAGGGGGGTATCCCCCTCTTATTTTAACAAAAAAAATAAAACTAATGAGGACATTAAAATTTAACGTTAATTACACTGAAAAAATAAGTATAAGTAGTTCAGGTATAAACTATTACATAAGTAAACCAATACCTTTCCCACTTTACGATTTAATTAAAAATAATTTTAAAGAAGTAATAGATTATTTAGGTTTAGAAGAATTTAGTGATTATCTTATAGAAATTAAAGATTATGATACTTCTAGAGAAATAGTAAAAGGAAAAGGAAGCCCAGAAGAAAGAGGAGAAATTGCTAACGCTAGTTATGTACCGCGTTATAAACGAAAATTATATATTCAAGTGAGTCATAAAGATTTAAGTAAATATGACGATATACAATTTATAGTTGAAAAAATAAAATATTTAAATCTAAGCCTACAAAAAATATTTTTAGAACAAAAATTGAACATATTAAAAAAACGAGCATGTGCTAAAAATATGAGTACACTAGGAATTTCAGAATATTCTAATGTTAGTGTATCCTATGGAGGGGGTGCTATACCTAAACTTACTGTAATAGAACCAAAACCTATATCTATGAAAAAAATAGAAAAACTTTCAATATGAGCAGATTACAAAAAAACAAAATAAAATTATTCTGTCAAAACTATCAAGAATATAAAAAACTAAAAAAAGATGATGATAAAGAAATACTTTTTAGGTTAAATATTGAAACAGGTTATTCTGATGTATGCATAGGTTTTGCTCAAATGGGTGAAAATTTAATTAATCTAGATGATGAGGACTTGGAATATTTATATAACAAATACTCTAAACAACTTGAAAA